GCAAAGCGTCCTACTGTGAAGAAGGCTTGAAACAACTGGCTTTGCCCGTTGGATCTATTTTTTTTCACACTCTAATGTAATATGCATAAACTACTGATTCTGTTTCTGATTCTCATCGCGCTCTTTTTCGTCTTTCAGGCTGTTAAAAAACCTGCAGCGGAGTCGACGGGGGTGAGTGGCACTGGACCCGGGTACATTCCGGCGTTCCAGGGGTACCCCGAGGTGGGTGTCAGTGGCTCTTAAGGTGTTGCGTGCAACACCACCGGCCGCCGGCCGACGGACACGGGACGAATCGCCCCGGGGACTTAAAAACAAAAAGTGTACGTAGTAATAAAATGGAACCCGTTGAATCGCCAGAGCTCGTCGATGCCCCAAACATCGACCGCGTGGCGCTTGAACGTCTCGTAGGAACGAAAATTAATGATATCAAAGTGTATCGCAGGTCTTTCACGCATAAATCAGCCCTCAAAAAGTACAAGGGTCTTGAAGGCTCGTACGAGACGCTGGAATTTATGGGTGACTCTGTTCTTGGATTTATCATCACGCGATATCTTTTTGAAAAGTTTCCAGCAGAGCAGGAGGGATTTTTGACCAAGGCGCGTACGAAACTCGTGAGAGGTAAAACGCTTTGTGAAATTTCAAAACGTCTAGGGCTTGACAAGTGGGTTCTCATGGATGACAAGGGGATGCGTAATGGGTGGAACACCAATGAGAACATACTTGAGGATGTGTTTGAGGCGCTTGTAGGTGCCATTTACCTGGACATTGGTATGATTCACGCCAAGTCGTTTGTGTTTGCGGCGTTTGAGCACATTGACATGAATCTCACGGATGACAACTACAAGGACCAGCTGATGCGTTGGTGTCAGGCGAACAAAGTGCCGTTGCCTGAGTACCAGGTTCGCGGTCAATACAACGGCACGTTTCATATCGAGGTTGTCGTGGATGGTATCCCATACGGTTCTGGGTTTGCGAGCACGAAGAAACAAGCTGAACAGTTTGCGGCACAGATTGCACTTAAGACGACGGAACGTTTTAAAAAGTAGAATGCACCCAAGAGCCCAAGAACTCATCTCACAGACCTATGCCGATCAGCGCAGTCAGGAGTGGCTCAACCTCCGTGGAAATCTGCTAACTGCGAGCGATTTAGCAACAGCAATTGGACTCAACCCGTATGAAAAGCCTGAAGGACTCTTGGCGAAAAAGTGCGGCGCGGCGCGTCCATGGGCTGGAAACGAAGCGACTGCACACGGGACGCGTCTCGAGCCCATGGTCCGTGATTTGTATGACATGCGTCACGGTCAAATTTCACATGAAATTGGTCTCGTGCAACATCCGGTGCACAAGTTTCTCGGCGGAAGTCCCGACGGCATCACAGAGTCTGGTCGACTTTTGGAAATTAAGTGTCCTCTGAGTCGAAAGATTAAACCCGAAGTCCCTGGATATTACTTGCCTCAGATTCAACTTTTGCTGGAGATTATGGATCTCGAGGTGTGTGATTTCTTACAGTACAAAGAGGGACCTCCAGAAGAGTTTGTCGTCGTCGAGGTTCCACGCGACCGTGAATGGTTTGCGCGTTACCTCCCGGTCATGAAGGAGTTTTGGGACGGCGTACTCGCCATGCGTCTCAAAGGTATCTGTGCTGTTGAAATTGACGAAATACAAATCGAGCCAGTTTCTGTAGATGAATGTGAGGTTGAGTTCACCACTGACTGAAGCATGCGCGAATACATTCAGCATAGGCGTCTTTGATGTTTTTCACCCCCTGATATCCATTGAGAGTTGCAAGCAACCCTTCACGAATGTCACGCGCCTGTTGTCTTTCTTTATTTGCGATGGCTATGAGCGTACCCTGTATCTCAGGGGTGAGTGAGTCCCAAGCATTTTCAGCTTCAAGCCACACTGCTCCAGGGTCATCAGTAGGACACTTTTTGCCCTGTATCCAATGAATCATATACGCGTAGGCCGCCCTGCTGAGCGAATCACGTTCGAAAATGTATTCAACTTCACCGTCATGTATGATTGCAAGTTCACCATCTATGATACTAAACTCCAGCAGATGCGAAGCATCTGATGTCTGTTCGACGGAAAGGCGGCTCATGGTATAAAACCCCGACATTTTTAAACAGGTTATAAAAGAATACCATGTATTCAAAGCATGGCGCACCGTCTGTATCAAGTCCTGCTCGAAAACCCACGCATTCCTATCGTGATCGCAAGCGGTCCAGCCGGTACAGGCAAGACCATGATGGCGTGCCAAGCCGCATCGAAGCATGCTCGTCACGTCATTTTGACTCGCCCGGCTGTCTCTGTGGATGAACAGCATGGATACCTTCCTGGTACAATCGATGAGAAGATGGATCCGTGGGTTCGCCCCATGAAGGATGCAATGTCAATCAAGACAAAGTTTGAGGTGTGCCCTCTCGCGTACATGCGTGGTCGGACATTTGATAACGCGTGGATCATCGCAGATGAGATGCAAAACTCAACGCCGAATCAGATGCGTATGGTGATGACCCGTCTCGGGAAGGATTCCAAACTCGTCATCACAGGTGACACGGGTCAGTATGATCGTGGGTTTGAAAACAACGGACTTGTTGATTTACTGGAACGCCTGAAGAACTACCCTGTTAATGGTCTCGAGCAGGTGCAATTCGGCGAAGATGATATTAAACGTCATGAGATTATCAAGGAGATTTTGCGGTTGTACGCTTCTTAGGATACGGGACGAAACCACGAATATTTTCAAACTTGAACCGACCTCTCTTGTATGGCTGGCTCAGAACGTAAATGCCCGCAGCTGAATTTTTCCACTGAGTCGTAACGAGTGAGTTATTCTTCTTAACAGGTGATGAGTTTTTCACTCTGAAGCGGCCGCGGGTCGCAGCCCCCTTTGCACGGATGTTTCGCTGCAGTTGTGTGACGCTCTTTAGATACTGGCGCACTTTGTTCCAGCGTTTCATGGCATTTTCACGCGACTCATTCACGGGCGCCAGGCTTGACGGGCGCCGGTTGGTGCTGGGGCGGTACTTATATGGCGTCTGACCCATATGATTAATTCAAATATTTTTATTCTAGGTTGAGAATTTCACATCGGAGATTTGCATACACTATGGTATTAAACACCTCCATGACATTATCGACAACCCGTTGAATGTGGTCATCTGGATCAACGGGCCATGGAACGTTCATTCCGACCCACGTACACTGCTGCAAAAGCGTGAGGTTTTCACCAAACACACGTTCGAGCGTAGGGTAAATAGAATGCATCGTGTCAAACACATCTTTGAGCACCTGATTCGTCTCACGGGCATTCCTGTATCGAAACTTGTTGTTTTGTTCCCAGAACACCCGATCCGTCTGCTCGACGAGGTAAAATTTGAGTCGATTGCAAATTCTCTGTTCAAAAAGAGTCAGAATGGTTTCGTCAACCTCGGTCATTTTTGTCTTGTGCTTTTGGAGCATCGCGGTTTTAGACCAAATAAAGTTTACACGGCTTTCAACAGTATGAGTTATTACGAAACACTCGGCGTCGAGCGGGGCGCATCAGCAGATCAGATTAAAAAGGCGTACAGAAACTTGGCACGAGTCAATCATCCCGACAAAGGAGGTGACGCTGAAAAATTCAAGGCGATCGGGCAGGCATACGAAGTGTTGAGCGACCCAGACCGACGTGCCCGCTACGACCAGTTTGGAACTGATGTCCCTGAACAGCAGCAAGGGCCCCAAGGCCCTGACATTTCCAATATATTTCAGCAAATGTTTGGTGGCATGGGTGGTCCGCAGCAACAGCAGAATATGGATAGGCATCACACGATAGACTTGACACTTGAACAAGTGTACACTGGTGTGGACAAGACGATCAAGGTGCCCGTGACGAAACACTGTCAGTCGTGTGCCGCGACGTGTCATCGGTGCCAGGGACGGGGAATGATGGTGCAAGAAATGATGGGTATGATGGGCCAGATGTTTGCCAGACCGTGTGATCAGTGTCAGACAGCCGGCGTCGTACGAAAGGGCTGTCCGGGGTGTAACCACAAGAAAATGCACGTGGATACACTCATGATAAATTTACACATTGAAAAGGGTATACATACAGGGACACAACATAGGTTGCAAGGACTCGGGGAACAAGCGCGGTCGAATCGTGAAAGAACTGGTGATCTCATTATTACATTCAATATAAAACCCCACCCCAAGTTTGAACGTCGCGGCGAAGACTTGCGGTACGTCATGACCATCACATTTCAGGAATCTGTCGAGGGACTCGAGGTGACTGTACCTCATTTCGGTGGACCTGTTCAGTTTAATACACGCAAAGAGTTTGGTATAATCGATCCTCGAAAGGATTATGTGATTCAAGGCAAGGGACTTTCTGAAAAGTCAAATCTTCTCATCAACTTTGATGTACAATACCCAAAACGGGTCTGACAAGCGGCTTGGGTTTCGGGTTCCCGTTACGGCACATAGGACACGTCACCGCTTGAAATGAAGCCGCTCGACTCTGTTTCCATGAGTCAAAACAGTCTATATGAAAGTAGTGCCCGCACGACGTTTTTGTAGTTGTTTCGCGCGTGAGGTCGCTATAGCATACAGCGCACTCTGTCGGCACTTCGGGGGGCGGTGGAAGCAAATTGGAACGCTTTGCGTGTCTCCAGCACATTGGGTAACTCTTGTACTTTGAGCACTTGCATTGCATCCCATCCTTTGCCATCTCTGGGCACCTTTCACTTACACCAGGCAGTCCCCGCGGGGCTCGAGGGGTTGGTATACCCGAATGAAGTCGACACGTCGTACACCCTACCGCACACCTGTTTCTACAAGGTGTACCGGCCAGTGTCAAGCCAGGGCACGGGAGTCGTACAGGCGGGGGTGGACGGGGTGGACGCGTATAGGTTCGGTGTGGAATGAAACCGTGAAGACGCAGAAAAGTTGCAACTGCCGGGGGGAGATATACGCTGACACGGTCCGCCTCTCGCACTATGTTAACCAGACGTTCGACGAGTGTAGCCATTATTAATAAGGTGCACGACTTTTTTATGTCTTTCCACTTTGAGTCCGTTGGAAGAAAAAATGTGTGATGAACTCGCCTGACTTGCCCCGAACAGGGTTCAGACATCCAAAATCACGATGAACAAGTTTGAGGCTTCTGCTCTCCGCTTCCGTCAGCACACGACCGAGCTCAAGGCGGCTCGGAGTTGCACAGTCTTTATCCCAGACTATACACCTCCGGCATCCGTGGGTTTGGTGACAGCGGCGGCAAAGAAGAAGGCGGCGGCACCAGTGGCTTCAAAGGGACCCACGTGTACAGCACGGACCCTTGAGGGGCGGCAGTGCTCGTTCAGGGTGGTGGCAGGCGGGTGCTTTTGCAAAAAACATAGCACTATGGTATAGGAGATGGCTGACGTTGAACTCAAACCCATACTTGTTGCACTTGTAATCAATCTTACGTTGGTTTTCGCACTTCCTCGTCTCTTTAGCGCTCCCACCGGGTTCAAGGCGTTTGATGATTTTGTCTCGTACCTCAAGGCTCAGCAGGCGTTCCTCGGGTTTAACGCGGTTCTTCTCGCAATTGTCATGTATGCTGCATCGTACTATATGATTCATTACGGCGATGGTGAGTCGCACGGCCGTCGCGAGGAACTCATGTCGGATGATTTCATGACACCTGCATCACCAAAGCTAAAGTCTATTGACACTGATTAATAAATGGACGAACTCATCAAAGCCCTCAACGAAAATGGCTACTCGCGCAACCCGTCGTTGACCCTCTCTGATGTCATAGCCTATACCATGCAGGACGCTCAGTACTCACCCGGTGCGTCTGCAAACTATCGTATTCTAAGCAAATATCAAGAACAGTATGGTAACCTTACAGTTGAAGTTCTTCGAAAACTGACGAGATGAGCTTCTTCGTCCCTGGGTGGTCCCACTCTGAAATACGACTCTCGTAACACGTCAGCATATGTGACATCAAATCGTCGAGCGACGGCTGACCCCACACCATCCCTTTTTGAAACAAAAAATCATCCTGCTGAATTTCAGTCCGCGAACACTTGACGATGAACGGCGTGTCTGGAACGTACTCTTTGAGACCGCCAAAGTCTGTGATGATGACTGGTTTACCGCGCAAAGCCGCCTCGACTGCTCCCATTCCAACCCCCTCGGAATGAGAACAGTTGATGTAACAGTGTCCCTGTCTATGAATTTGTTTTTCAAGTTCTTCGTCGCTCAGAAGCCCATTGACGACGACGACGTTTGGCATTTTCCACGTCACTGGAACCTTGCATGTCGCTTTGAGCAAAAGGCGTGTGTCGGGAAGTTGCAAACGAAGAAAGGCCTCTATGAGCATCTTGATATTCTTGCGTGGATCCATCATGTTGCCGATGGTGTAGAATGTGTACTTGGTCGCTTCGACGGGTGCACGAGGCGGTGTCGGCGTCCACAGCGGCAAAAGCCGCCAATCACCGGTCGGAAATTGTTTCGAAAAAATATCCAAACAAAACTGACTGGGTGTCCAGAGCGTATGGTACCTTTGGACAAGCAGCTCATACACGGGGTGAACCGTTTCCGTTTCACAAATCGTCATGTATTTTTTCTCAGAACATTGGGACAACATCTGGTCGACGATGTTCATATGTTCAACGATGGGAAGAACAAACGCAAACCCGACGTCGTACTTTTTCTTTGGGACTGGGTCACCAAAGGGAACATACTCCGCTTCGTGACCGAGACTCTTTATCCGCTCGGCATACTGGCGAGTCACCTGACCAATCCCTGCAAGCAGGGACGGTCCGATAAAGAGCCACGACTGCATAGTTTTAATTTCAATTTGTTTTTTTAAGTGTATCAGATGGGGTTCGAACCCATGCAGCTTGCGCTAGCAGAACTTGAGACTGCCTCCTTGGACCACTCGGACACTGATACAAAGGGGTTTCCCCCAAATTTTTTAAAGTTTTATACACCCGTCACCTTGTATGAAACGCCCGTTGAACCAAAACCAGCATCACCGCGTGACGTGTCCATGACTGGCTCAGCAACCTCGACGACATCCGCCACCTCATACTTCTCCAGAATCAGCTGAGCGATACGGTACCCAGGCTTGATGACGAAAGGAACGCGCATGTCGGTGTTCAGAAGCACAACCTTAATCTCGCCACGGTAGTCGGGGTCAACGACACCCGCCAGAGTGTCCAGACCGTGCTTCACGGCCAGTCCAGAGCGAGGTGCAATGCGACCGTAGGTTCCGTCTGGGAGCTTCTGAAGACCGATTCCGGTGGAAACAACCACGCGCTGACCTGGGAACACAACGTAGTGCTCGATGCTGTAGAGGTCAAATCCGGCTGCATGGGCTGACCCGCGGGAGGGCAGGATGGCTGTGGGCTGTAGGCGGACGACTTCCATTCTGGAATGTCAACGCGCATCGTCTTTATTAGTACAGACAGACATTGTCTTTACCACATTCGAACCGAAACACAAAATATACCATTTGGTCCATGGTTTGCCGAAGACCTGTTGCGCCATCGAAGAATGTGAATGTAAGCGTCTTGAGTTGACGAATAGGGTTGATATATTCAACATCGGTTGGAAAATCCTTCACTGACGTCCAAAGGACGCGATTATCGGTCACACCCGCTGAAACATTGGATGTTGGTATCGTCACAAATGCACGGTCAATAAAGCCTGCGTTTGAAATCTGCGTCGCAACGCCTACATTTGAAGTCGTTCCTCCGAGACCTAGGGTGTAAGATGGACCTGCGCGTGTAATAAACTTGGATGTAATCTCTTCGACGTGCACGTGGCAAATGGCGTTACTGTACTGCTGATGAATGCTGGCCATGAGAAGTTCCGCCTTGACGACATTACGAAGTGGCACATCCAGAAAAGCCTGGAATGTAGAATATGGTGCTCCAACACCGAAAGAGTCGACACGAACCGTGTACACCTCTCGGTCTGCACAATTGGTGCTCATTAGTAATGAACTAGATTATAAATTTAGACATTACCAGCATCATCGCCAGGACCATATTCATAGTTGAAATTGCGACAGTGTCCTGGAACACATGTACAATCTCCGTCATGTTCAGCTGAGCGTGATGGAAGGCGATATCATTCACAGCATCCGGTACGAGACTGAGTGTTGCACTCCGTACCGCATGCTTCTGAATCCTCGTTCCGGTTCGGATCGTCTGCCGAACAATCGGATGACGACTCACGCGTCGAATGACCACGCGCGTCTGCACGCATGGTTTGTTCATCCTCTAACGTCGCTTGATATTTTTAATTAACATGGCTGCATTGCGTTTTGCCCCACTCACGTCACGATTTTTGATACGTCGAATCAAGTTTCGTACGAGAGTGACATTTTTGGGGGCGAGGTTCTGAAGCGCCCCGAGGCGAGAAACATCCTTCTGGCCTTTTTCAGGATTATTTCCCGTGAGCGGGTTTCTGGTTTTGACACCCGGATACAGGAACGATCCGGCGAGCACGACGAGCACCGCATCGTACAGTTTCTTGAGGCGCTCGATTGGCAGTCCGTACATACGTGAATACACTGGGTGGATATCATCGTGACTCGACCCCGGGACGTAGGCGAGCGTC